AAACTTAATTAGCATTCCTTTTGAGCCGTCGACTTTAGAAACTATAGATAGAGCAGTTTTTAACTTTGTCAATGAAACTTTAGATATTAGTTGTAGATCAAATACTGGCTTCGAAAAAGTCCCCGTTGTTTGGCAAGGATCGGAAAGAGCGTGGTACACAAAGAAAGATCCGAGAAAGAAGGATGTATTGAACTTTCCTATAATAACCGTGGCAAGAACTGGCTTATCGAAAGATCCAACTAAGAAGGGAATATTTCAAGGGAATATGCCACCTGGAGAAAACGGTGCCTCGATAACGATCGCAAAAAGAATAATGCAGCAAAAAACGAAAGAATTTAGTAATGCATTATCGAAAAGACAAACAGGACAGTATAATAGAAAAGGAAAAAGTCCAAAAGTTGTATATCAATTTTTTAGAATACCTCAAGTCGTTCATATAAATCCCGTGTATACTACCACCCTCACCTCTCTATATACCCAGCAGATGAATGAGATGCTGCAGCCTTTCATAACTCAAACTGGAAATATTAATTATCAAGTTATAGAATTTGATAATTATCGTTATGAGCTTTTTATAGACCAAAATTATGATATATCAGATAATTCTGCCAATTTGGGTGAAGAGCAGCGAAGGTTGGAAACAAAGATTACATTTAACGTTATTGGTTATCTTTTTGGTAAGTATGTAAATGATGAATTACCCAAGATTATTGTGGGGGAGAGTATCGTCGAATATAAATTCCCAAAAGAAACTGTTATTTTCAATCTCTAATACCTTTTAAGAATAATCTAACTATTTATTATTGAATTCTATTTTTTATCAAGGAGACAACTAGATGTCAGTAGATAAGTTTCGTTTTGTATCACCCGGCGTACAAGTAGCCGAGGTCGATCGTTCTGGCCTCCCCGCCGAGGCCCCTCAGATTGGGCCGGCCATTATCGGCCGCGCTCTTTATGGCCCGGGCATGAGGCCGGTTAGGCTAAATTCAACTGCAGAATTATATGGAGCCTTTGGCGCCCCTACCCCCGGTGGAGAAAGTGGCGATGTATGGAGAGACGGAAGTTCCGCTGCACCTACTTACGGACTTTATGCTGCTGAGGCGTATCTGCGCAATAATGGACCGGTAACATTCGTGCGCCTGATGGGAGAGGCTTCTCCTAACGCAACCGACGCCGGCGGCGCCGGCTGGACAGCTTCGTCTGCTTACGGCCTGTGGGTTGCTAACGCCGTCTCTGGCGCCGCAGACGGCCTTTCTTCTATTACAGCTTCATTGGGCGCTGTTATCTATACAACAACAGGAAGCACGGTTGTTAACTTGGGGAGCATCTCCCGCGCCCAAACATTTACTTCTACAGATGGTATTTTAGTAGTCAATGATGATCCCACCGATATTGGCGGTCTTACTTTTAGTCTGGGCATCACAAACTATAAAGATGTTTCACACTTTACTGCGACATTTAATTTTGATCCGGATTCTGATTTGTATATTCGGAAGGTTCTCAATACCAACCCACAGTATACTAACAGTTCTCTTTATGCCTCCGCGGATAAGTTAAATTACTGGCTTGGAGAAACGTTTGAGTCTTCTTTATCTAATACAGTATGTGCTAGCAGATCTGGCGCCCCCACAGAATTGGCGGACGCAAATAATTATGCTTTTGCTTTCAAAAATACGATGCTTGGCCTCTCGATAGATCAAGCTGACCGTGCGTGGGACGCCAGCACCGCGAAAAGCGGGTATGTAATTGCACAAGATCTTACTTCTAATACCGGCTCGTTCAACCCTGGCAACCAGCAGCAGCTGTTTCGGTTCGCCGCTACCGACACCCGCGGCGATTATGATAATACTAATATTAAAATTTCTATAGCTAATATCAAAGCACCAGTGAATCCGACTGTATATGGATATGGTACTTTTGACGTCTTTGTACGCAACGCCGGCGACACGGATAACGCTATGGAGATAATTGAATCGTTCGCTTCTGTCAACTTGGATCCAGCTTCTCTTAACTATATTGCGAGAAGAATTGGTGATAAGTACTTATCCTGGAATTCGAATGAAAAATATTATGATAGTTTCGGCTCTTATGATAATGTTTCAAATTATATTCGAGTGGACATGAACGATCAAGTCGATCAGGGATCCACAAACGCCTCCCTCCTCCCCGCCGGATTCATTGGCCCCCCGAGATACGCCGGCCAGACTGTTTCAGCCGGCGCCGGGGCCGAGGCCGCGGCCTTTGCTGCATGTACAATTGTTACAGGGTCTGACGCGACACCATATGGTGAAACTGTTCCCGCTAGTTTCTCAACTCTAGTTGAATTCCCCTCCTTGGTATTGCGCCTATCTGGCTCTGAAGGCGTCTCCAATGTAAAGAAAGCTTTCTACGGAGTACAATCGCAAGGCACATTCTCCCGACGAGACCCGGGTTACGGCGATTACAACATTCGACTTTCGTATGATTTAGCAGATGCATATGAGGCGGATGACCCCAATACGGTAAATTCATTTATTTTCACACTAGATGATATCGATGGCTCCACTACTGCGCCATATTACCTAAGCGGCTCGCGCGCCGCCGGAACTTCCGTTCGGGGATCAGCGGCGTATTCCACCTTATTAAATGCTGGTATCAACAACTTTACAATGCCTCTAGTGGCCGGCACCACAGGATTCGATATTGTTGAGCCTGAGCCTTTTGCTAACAGGCTTACAAGCGGTAAAACTGATGACACTAGTTATGAATACTACTCTCTACGTAAAGCCGTGGATATTATTCGAGATCCGGATGTAGTCGAACACAATGTCTGTACTATGCCGGGTATATCAACAACCGGTATTACCGATTATTTAATCGAGATGGCCGAAGAACGACGCGACACTATGGCAGTCATTGACATCCAAGATGATTATAAGCCTCGTTACGAGCTTGATTCTACCGAGATTGGTACCAACAGGACAGAGCTACCCAACGTTGCAAATGCTGTGGCATCCATGAAGAGCCGCGGCTTCAACACATCTTACGGCGCAGCCTACTATCCCGCAATTCAGATTCGGGATAGGGCTAAGGGCGTGAGGTTGTTTGTTCCTGCTACCGTTGCCGCTATGGCAGCTTACGGGCACACTGATAAGGTTGCAGCGCCATGGTTCGCCCCGGCCGGCTTCAATCGAGGCGGGCTTTCAGATGCTTCATCCGGAATCACGGCCACCGGAGTCTCAAAACAACTTCGCTCACAAGATCGCGATGACCTTTACGAAGTAAATGTCAACCCGATTGCTCAGTTTCCGCAAGAAGGTGTTGTCATCTTCGGTCAGAAGACTTTGCAGGCTACCCCATCGGCGCTCGACCGCGTAAATGTGCGCCGACTTCTTATCTTTATCAAGAAAGAGATATCCAGAGTGGCGAATTCAACTCTATTCCAACCCAATGTACAGGATACTTGGAACCGGTTCTTGGCGCAGGCTGAACCAATTCTCAACGACGTTCGCGCGCGCTTTGGTTTGGAGAGCTACAGATTGATTTTAGATCGTGACACAACTACCCCCGAATTGGTTGATAGAAACATTCTATACGCCAGGGTTTTATTGAAGCCCGCCCGGGCGATCGAATTCATCGCAATTGATTTCGAAATCTTCCGCTCTGGCGCAAGTTTCGACGACTAGTACTAATTATTATAAAGGAGAATTATTAAATGGCATTTTGGAGTGACGGAGTTACAGAACCTAGGAGAAACTTTAAGTTTCTTCTGACGGTAGGTACACTACCTTTATGGATTGTCAAGCAAGTCAATCTACCTGCAATAACTGTTGCGGAAGGAACCCACAAGTTCCTTAACCATACATTCTATTTCCCGGGAACTGTGGAATATAATGAGGTGAGTTTTACTGTTGTTGATTCAATTAATGAAGAAGTAACAAAAAGAATTCTTGAATCTTTCATCGGTTCAGGGTATAATACTCCCGAACAGTCAACAGCTTCAGCTGATTCTCTTATCACCAAAGGGCAAGCAACTCACGCGCTCGGCGCCGTCCGCATAGAGCAATTAGGTTCTGGCCAGGATGGACAAACTAATAAAATCGCATTTGTTTTAAGAAATGCTTGGATTAATAACTTAGAGTTCGCTACAGGACTTAATTATGATAGTAGCGACCCGTCCGAAATCAGTGTTAAACTCCGTTATGACTTCTTCAACTTTGCCGATACAGCTGGTACCCTTCCAGGGTTTGGCGGATAAGAATAAAACTCAAGGAGAAAAATGAGAAATAACCAAGACCGCTTGGGAGTAGCACAAGATACTAATGAATCTATATCACCATCCGTCATACAAAGTGCCGGTGGTGATTTTTCATTTGTTGCAACAAACGATATTGTAGAACTCCCCTCCAAGGGTCTTCACTACCCAGAAGGACATTCTCTTCACGAAAATCCTGTCATTGAACTTAAGCAGATGACAGCAAAAGAAGAAGATATTCTTACCAATCAATCTTACATCAAACAAGGTGTAGTGGTTGAGCGTTTGTTACATTCACTGCTTGTCGATAAGTCTTTGAATCTAGACGATCTGCTAATTGGTGACAAGAATGCTTTATTGGTGCAAATACGCATTTCAGCGTATGGAGCCGAATACCCAGTTCAAACTTTATGTCGTTCATGTTTGAATACACAAGATGTTACTTTTGATTTGGATGAATGTGTATCCTATCGTGAAGCTTCCTTTGGCGAAGAGGCTCAACAGAACGATGATGGTACATTTACTATTGCAATGCCAAAATCAAAAGCCACAGTTCAGCTTCGCTTTATAACTTCAAATGATGAAAAAGAACTCATCAAGAAAGAAGAAAAATATAAGAAGCATGATGTTGAATTTTCGAGTGTGATAGAAGCTTATCGTCAAATGATGATCTCGGTGAATGGAGATCCCGATTTGGTAGGAAAGTATCTCGATAACATGCCTTTGCAAGATTCCAGGTATTTGAAGAAAATAATCAAAACAGTTCCACCGGCCGTTGATATGAATGGCGCCTTTGAATGTGAAAAGTGTGGAGCAGACAACGAGCAGGAGGTACCGATAACGTACCGATTTTTTTGGCCTGACCTCTGATTATCAAAAAACCGTGTATGAGGAGCTTTTTGTTCTAAAATATCACGGTGGGTATTCTCTTTTTGAGAGCTATAATATACCCGTTGGATTGAGGAGGTGGATAATCGAAAGATTGATTAGCCAGATGGAGAAAGAAAAAGAGTCTCTAAAAAGTAACAGACCCGGTTAGAGTGCCGGGTTTTGTTTTGAAAACTATTTACTGTGTTAGGAGAAAATCTATGAGCGAAGATAGAAATAAAGAAGAAGTTATTTTGGACTTTAGTACACTTGAAGAGGGACCGTCCCCAGAAGGTGCCAAATTGAAAAATGCTCTCATGTCTCTGTTGGGGTTTGATGACTATTTCAGAATGTTTCCTATCCCGACTAAAATAAGAGGAACCACAGCTCAAGTTTCCTCCTTTACTAATGCAGTTCGCGGAGAAAGAAAGTATATGGACGCAGTTCGTCGCCATGGCCTTCACGATCGCGCTACGTTTTCATCAAAAGCTCGATTGGATCGAGCAGTTCGAAACTTTGAGAGAGAAACGGGGATGAAGTGGCCACTTCAGTAAGGTAAGCTTAGATGGCGACAAAAAAAGAAGAAGATCAGGCTGCGCGCATTGCGCAGCTCGAAAGAGAAGCGGAGGAGAATGACGAGGCGAAGACAGCAGCTAAGCTCAAAACGCAGCGCGCCATACTTGAGCTTAAGAAAGAATCTAATCTGACGTCAGAAAGAGCATTAGAGATAGAGGAAATTCGTCTCGCGCTTGACGAAAAGAAGTTGGCACTCAAAGAAGCCGCTCTGATACCGGACCAGCAGAGCTTCCAACAACTTCTGCAGGAGATCGATGCATTAGAAAAGCGGGCAGACCGCCTTGCCGAGATCGAAACCGCGCTGAAGGGCGCCGCGACCCATGGCGAAAACCTAGCGGGAGAACTATTTGGAATAAGGAACGGTCTGCTTAAAGCAGCCAGTGAAGCCGGCAGTTTCTCCGCAGCAATAAGTGAAAGCGTTAAGCACCAAGTAGAACTAGTAAGGGAGACCGGATTTCTGGCCTTGAGTATCGACCGGGTGTATGGAAACACCAAGGATCTTATCTCGGCACTCGACTCCCAGGCGGCCACTTTCGTGCAAAACACCGGTGCTAGCCGTGATTTTGCTTATGAGGCATTCCAACTGCGCGACTCCCTAGCTACGGTTGGCGTCAGTGGCATCGATGCTGTGAAGTCGATGGGTACTCTTTTCACTCAATTCAAGGACTTTACCCAGCTTACCCCCGGCCTAAGAGGTGAGTTTACAAAATTAGCATCTCAGCTAGACAAACTGTCGTTTGATACAGCGGGTGTAGCAGAAACGCTAACAAATGTGGCTGGTATGTCTGCCTCGGAAGCATTACCGGCAATAAGAAATTTAGCGGGAGCAGCAGAAGCCTCCGGTTTAACATTCCAAGAGTTTTCTTCTCAGTTGGCTAGCAGCGGCCCCTTATTGGCCAAATTTGGAGAACAAGGTATAGAAGTTTTTAAAGGATTAGCTGCAGCCGCAAAAGAAACCGGCATGCAAGTCTCGGAGTTATACAATATTGCATCTCAGTATGATACATTTGAGGGAGCAGCAGAAGCCGCCGGCCGCCTCAACATGGTATTGGGGGGCAATCTCATTGATACATACACTCTGTTGTCGGCTACCGAAGAAGAAAGAATACAATTA